GTGTGTGTGCGCGTGCGTGTGTGTGCGTGTGTGTGCGTGCGTGCGTGTGTGTGCGTGTGTGTGCGTGTATTTTCTGGAGACGCCCGTCCGATCAGAGAGCACTGCAGCGCAGTAAAGCGGGAAAGGATTGTATTTTAAAAAAACATAAAAATAGGGCTTGACAAATAGCTATCTATAGCCGTATGATACAGCCATAGCAAACAACAACACAACAACACAACAACGAAAGGAAGTGGTCAAACAAAAAGAAAATAGAACGTGTCCGCAAGACGCGCGGATAAGGGGCTAAGTAGCAACCGCTTTTGTACCTTGACAAACGAACAATGCATACGTAAAAGACGCCATGACCATCCGTGTCCAAAGCGGGTGCGAGCGTCCACCTATAGGGGGAGTCTACCCCTGATAGGACATGCGCCCCTATACGCGGGTGCACGCATGGCAGTGACTCGGTACCCTCCCCGACACGCCTTGACAAGTACGCACGCATGGGTGGCTTGACAACCGCCCGGTTCCATAGCTTGACAAATACCGCGTCCTCGAGTTATGGGCAACCGTGTTTTCGGCACGGTTGACCGTCAAGCGAAAACACGTATACACCCGCGCCGGGCGGGGTCCATGTATACGTGCCCACATAAACCACCGCAAGCTTGCAAGGGGCATACTATACCCATAGACCGGGTCGCACCCGGCACGAAACGGCTACGGGCATACTATGCCCTTTTGCAAGAACCTGCGCATATCCCGGTAGGGGCGTAGTGGGTGCAACTCCCAGTATGCGCATTGCCGTAAGGCGCACACACACATTATACCACCAAGGCCCAAAGTGGGCAAGAAAGGAGCAACCATGAAGGTTATCGATCGCAAAGCAGAAGCAGCTAAAAAAGCCACCACCAGCACCAAAAATGCCACCATCACGCTGACCGAAGGTCAGCTTGCGCAGATTGTCGCCGAGGCAGTCGCGAAGGCGGTCGCACAGTCCCAGCCGAAGGCTGAGGTCAGCAACGCCCTTGATCCGGCTCCGGCGAAGGTGGCGAAGAAGGCCGCCCAGCCGAAGGCTGAGGCGAAGACCGCGAAGGCGAAGTCTGCCCTCAAGCCCGATTTCACGGGCAAGTCGGGGTACGGCTACGCCGTCACCGCTGACACTGACACCCGGGACGGTTCCGCCCTGTGGGTGGTCAAGGTCACCACCACGCTTGACCGGGATGCGTATCTCGCCGAGAACGCGTCTATGAAGGCGCTCGGCGGCTATTATAGCCGCTTCAAGGGCGGGTTCGTGTTCCGCTACGATCCGTCAGCAGCTCTCAAGAGCGGCAAGTGCCCGAAGGGTGCGAAGGTGGCGGAATACACCACCCGTAAGGGTGAGCGTAAGGCGGTCAGGTGACCGCTTGCGCTCCCCGTGGAGTTGTGCCATAATAGACGCAAAGGGGGTGATGTGGTCAGTGGACGGCAATCGTTATGACAAAGCGCTTGTTCGGGTTCACAAGGGCGAACTCGAGAAAGTGCGAGAGGAAGCAGCTTTGCGCGGAATGACTCTAAATGAGTTTATCAACGCATTGTTGGCGGAAAATGTCCCGGGGTTTCGACCGCTTGGGACGCGAAAGAAATAAGCGCCAAATGGCGCTTTTTCAATGGGGTTAAATAACAATAGTCCCGGAAAGGAGTGGAAAATGAGCAGGAAAATTTTTATTGAACACGGTCAGTCTGGAAAGTTTGGGCTGAATTATAGTTCGATTCTCACCGCGCTGATTAAGGAAGCGGCGCAGTGTGAGAATTACGCGTCAGACCTGTTTATTGACTGGCGGTCTGTTATGGAGTTTCTGGAGGATCCAGCGCCCGGGAAACGTGTTTGGTGGTTCGGGTTCCGCGATCTGGGCGTTGACGGAAACGCGTTTGTGGAAGCGCGTCTTGCGTCTCCCGCATGCTACGGGAAAAATCCGTACAGGGCGCTTTACCTTCTTGAAATCGCTAAGGATGAGAACGGTGACGCGTCTATGGGATTGTTTCGGCAGTTGTAACGTTACGACGTGCGGAAAAATCCGCGGAAAACTATATTCGGAAAAATCTTTAGAAAGGGGAATTCGGAAAAATGATTGCGGAAATTTGTTTAGCGGTCATGCTTTAGTCGCGTCCCGTGGAAAATTTTTATCCACTAGCAACCGTGGTTGTGGAAGCTGACCAGGTTGAGAAACGCAGAGCAGGCAGGTGCCAGACAAGCTAAAGATGATGGAGCATCAACCGTTGAAGGTGGCCTGATCGCCAGATGCAAAGAAATCATCGTAGCCCACACATGAAAAGAAGGTAGTGGGGGAGCCGAAAAGGCAGGAACGAAAACAGAACGGACTGGTTAAATGGAGTTGGATGAACAGCCTGCAATTAAAAAAAAAAAAAAAAAAAAAAAACCCCGGGGGGGGTATCACCTGAATTATTGAAATTTTC